GCTTCGTGTGGCGCAAAGCAGTCGGCAACATAAGGCCCTGACTTGTGCGAAATTTCATTGCGCTTCTTGTTGGTTAAGAATACCCATGTCATGTGTTCTTCTCCTTGAGTTTGGCTTCGACTAGGCCTGCATATGTGTAAAACCTCGGAATTGCTGCACGACTCTCAAGCCACAAGTTTGATTTTTCTCTGTCCGTCAACCCTACCCAAGGGCGTTGGTAAACTTGGATGTCATCGTCATCATCCAGCATCCTACTCAAGATCGCTCTTGCAGTTGGGGTGTCCGGAAACCCCGCATCGTCCAACATTTTCTTTGATATGCGTTTGGTCATGTGTTCTTCTCCTTGAGTTTGGCTTCAATGGCGTTTGCAACACGGTTTAAAAAATTACGCTTGTACGCATCAGCCTTTGAAAAAGTTTTAAACACTTCATCTTGTTCGTCTTGCGTTAAACCAATCCATGCCACAGGTTCATGCTCAGCGTATGCTTGCTTTACGCAATCTGCCCACACCTTGTCGGCCCACTCGTTTGCCTCTTTAGGTGTAATTATTCTGTTCATGTGTTTTTCTCCTTGAGTTTGTTTGAAATCATTTCTACCGCCGCACGTTCCAAACCTGTTGCAATACCTATGTGCAGCAACTCATCGTCCGTCAGCCCCACCCAAGGGCGTTGGTAAACTTGGATGTCATCGTCTTCTTCTGCAATGTATCCCGCACTTGTGAGAATAATGCGTTGTTTCATTTCTTCTTTTTCGGTCATGTGTTCTTCTCCTTAACGTGAAACGTATATAAGGGCATCTGGGTTGGCGATACAAGCCGCAAGATACTTCGATACAAACGGAACAAAATGTATATACATACCCCATCCGTTTGGGCTGTCGAATTTTTTGTAATGATCGGGGTCAGCGGTTAATTTGACCAAACCGTCGCTCAGTATTTCAATCAAATCACGGGCGTAGTGACAATCAATTTCTTCTGGCCTCCACAACGCTTTATAAATGCCAGCCTCTTCAGCCATTTTGCCCAAGTTGTGAGTGATGTTTGCCGAGTACACCTCAGCATGTAGGTTGACGTCTAAGCTCATGTGTTCTCCTGTGGTGGTGTGCAAGTGTGAATCACGGTTAGGTCTGCTGTGCGCTTACCGCAGCGTGAACAGAAGTTGCGCTCTTGCGCTGGCTGTGGGGTGGTGTAGAGGTCGGCAGCTTTAAACCAACGGGCATCACAGTCCGTAATATCCCCCGGCATGGTGATGCGGGTGCGTCCAGTCTCGCCATTTTGCCAAAGTGTCGCCACAGGCTCTTGTGCTGGCTGTGCCAAGGCTGCTTTGATGGCGGTGATGGCAGGGTCAATAATCTCAGGTCGGCGGTTTCCTGTACTTGCGTATTCCAACGCCTCAAGCGCAAGTTTCAATGCTTCTTTCATGGCTTGCTCCATGTGAGGTTTCCCTTGACCGCATACCAGCCAATCGCCTTGGTATCCGCAATCTCTTTTTGGTCAGGCCAGCCTAAAGCAAACTGCCATGCGTGGTGCTCGTTCTTAGCAAGACCAATCCAACGCAAACCGTCAGGTGCTACAACGACCCAAGGCTCTAATGGTTTTTCATCTTTCATGCTTCCTCCCACTGTTGTGTAATGCTGCACCAGTAAACGCCATGCGCTTCGGTTATGACGTGACCCTTAACAATGTCATCGACTTGCCCACCAAGTTTGTAATGCTCATCCTCCTTGATTGACATCAGGGATTCCTTGGGGCTGACCTCAACCAACAAATGAAGCTTGCCGCTTTTAAGGGTTTTTGTGTGTAGGATTTTCATTCCACCACCTCCGTCTTAGCAGTCAATGCCTCAAGGCGTTTAATCCGTGTTGCGTTGTACGATACCAAGGCTGTGTGGTATTCCATGCTGGATTGGTGGCGTAACTTGCTGCGCCGCGCGTTAACTAACTCCTCGGCAATAAGTTCTTCGGGTGTTGGCATTACCCAGTGGTCTGCAAGCCATTGCCATACGTTCTTTAAGTGGTTCATTTTTGCGTTTTCCATTCTGTGTATTGGTATTTGTAAACAGGCAGAAGGCCAAAAAACCATGTGCCTACCTTTACTCGCTCAAGTTCTCGATGCTGAACTTCGGGCTTTGCTTGGTTGGGTCTGTTCCTAACCCTTATAAAGTCGTCTTGGTAGTTTGTTAGGTTCATTTTGTTTCTCCTCTTTGTTTGATTGCGTTGGCAAAATAGCCACCAACATACGTACCACCTGTGAAGTCCATAGCCTGAACATTGGCTTCCATACACACCCTAATACACGCCTCACGCTCGGCTGCTGCTACTAGGGCGGCAAATGCTTCAAGTTCTTTTGAAAAGTTGTCAGTTACGGCAGGCCATAAACCAACCTCCCGCGCCATGTCAATTAGTTCTTGGTTCATTTTGTTTCTCCTCTTGCTCTGATTGCTTCGCCGCAGTCCATGCAGGTGACCTCCCACATTGACTTGTCTGTGTCGCTGTAAATATCAGGTGCGGGTAATTCATCACACACCTTCGCACACGCCTCACGCTCGGCTGCTGCTACTAAGGCGGCAAAGGCTTCTAACGCCTCTATATAAATTCCGTCAAGGTGTGGGCGCATTCCAATCAATCCAGCCTTTCTAGCCATGTCGATTAGTTCTTGGTTCATTCGATCTCCTCAATTTGTGGGTACTTCAATGCCCGTGCATAAAAGTGGGCTCGTTCGTAGTCGTTGTCTCCCGAAAACAAGTTCTCATATTGCCAGTCAAATTCATACCAGCGTTTGGTTTCAACAACCCAATATCCTTCTGGATTAAAACGTATTCTTACCCTCATGCTTCCCTCGCTTTTATCATTGCGTCTGCCATTTTGTATGCACCTTCTGCAACTTCGTCAAACCATTTTTGGTCAGCCCTACAACCAAGTTGATCTAAAAATGGTTGCATGGTCTTGGCTGCAAAGTAATCACGCAGGGTCATGCCGTTGTATGCTTTATCTGTTTCAGGCCATCTAAACCCAACTGGAAATGCTGGTGTGTTCATTTGAATATGCTCCTTGCTAAAACTGTCTTGGTTGGCTCGCACTGCTTAGACTGCGCCTTGCTATCACTGAAGTAGCCAATGGCAAAGCAGATGGTGACAACAATGCCCACACACTTAGCAAACGTCATCAAACCTTTCCACATCCATTCCCATGTAGACGGGGTTTCTTCTTCATCTTCAACCATTTGAATTTTTATCTTGTTCATCGCTATCTCCATCTTGTTCATACTGAACGTCATACATTTCGGCAAGGTTGCGCACCACGCTAGCAAACGTAACCTCCGCCTCGATTGCCGCAAACACTAGGGCGTAGCTAAGCACGGTCAGCCTCATGCTTGGCTCTTTGCCACACATGCTCATGATGAATTCCACCTTATCCTGTACTGCCTTAGCCTCTGCTTTGCTTGCAGCCCCCGCCATCATGATTGGCTTGTCGCTCATACAGCCTCCCCGAAGATTGCCTTGAGTTTCTCCATGAGAATCTTGGCTTGGCGTACGTTGAGTGTGTCGATGTACTTGTCCATGTCGTCCGGTGTACGGTGCATGATTAACTGCGCTCGTTTCTCAACTGGGGGTGCAATGGGGGCTGTGGGTATTGCTTCAACACGCTCTCGAGCTTTTGTTTTGGTCTTAGCATACTTTTTCTTTTGGCTTTGCATAAGTGGTTTGTACTCAGCAACATTGGCGTACAGCGTCCCATCGGGTTCTTCCCGAAACAGTCGTTGTCTAACCATAACTGATAGTAGTGATGTGGTAGAGGCTTGCTTAAACCCTTGCGCATCAAGTGCAGCAATGGCTTGCTTACGAGTACAGCCGGGGTTGTCACGCACATAGTTAAATGTGGTGCGCGTTACGTTGTTGGTAACACCGAACCGATGGGGGTGTGCGGGTGTGGGTTCAAGTTCAGATTCCCATTTAGTCATAGCTTCGTGCAATTTTTGTCCTAGTAGTGATGTCATGTTAGTCCTCGTATTTGGTTAGTTCTTCAACAGTTGTTTGTAATTCTTCAATCGTTCGCTCAGCCATCTCTAGCCTTTCGGCTAGGAGTACGACCAGTCGGCTCTTCTCGTTTTGCAGGTAGACCTCCCGAAGGAGTTCCTCGTTGGTTAGGTTGTCGTAATTCATAGTCCTTCTTTCAGGTTGGTAAAGTAAAGCAGGTTGTATTTGTCATCCGTACCAAAGTACAGCAACTTTTCCGGCGGTGGTTGCGCCGTCATCACTATGTGCCCACCTACCGTAGCCACGGCGAGTACATCTTTAAGCCACTGTGCCATGTGTTCCACAGGGCGGGTGATATGAGTCTTCTCATTCCCCTTCCATGTAGTAAGCATGAACTCACCGGCTTGTTCTTGGTATCTAAACTCCATCATTGCCCCAATCAAATGCAGAGAGAATCTCATCGACCTTCTGCTTGGTTAATACACGGGTACCATCTTCCTCCCGCAGTTCTTTGGGAGTTACTCCGGACAATACCCCCTCAAGCTTACGCCTAGCTTTCTCCAACTCAGGGTCGTTGGTTACATTCATGGCGGTCAGCAACCCACACAACTCCAACGCTCCAGTCACCACGGTGTCGTGGAACACCGCCTTCTTGCCATCCTCATCTACGGTCAAGCGTGTGCTTAGTCGGGTCAGTGCCTCATGCAGTCGTGACCATGAATCTTGGGTAGCCGTAGCCAACTGGTCAGCGAGGCGTTTGTCGTACTGCTCCATTAGTTCTCGCTGTACCTCGCTCTCTACATCTAACCGAAAGTCTCCCGAAGTTGGTAGCGGTACGAACGCAATGTCCATACGAAACCTACGAGCCACCTGATGACGGTCAGGGTATTCCTCACGGTCGAACAGCGTACCCAACTGGAACGCAGCCGCAGCCACCAAGGTCTCGTACTTGTCAAGGAACGCATCCACTAACATCTGAAACTCATTTTGGTATCTGTTCATCACGCCCTTGTAGTCGAGCAGTGACGCAGTAGGCAACAGTCGTGCGCCCCTATCGTTCCAAGGTAGTGTGAGTCTGTAATGCTCGCTACGGGCACGGGCTTGGAACTTAGTCACCGCCTCCAATTCCTTGCACTCAGCGAACAGATTCTTGTAGACAGACGCAGCCTTCTTACTGCCTGAACCCTTGGAGAGGGTGACCTCTGCCTGAGTACTCTTGTCCTGCTTGCGCCCCGAGTAGGTAGCGATATTTAAGTCAACGAGCATGGCAGCCCGAGCAACACCTGCAATATGTGTAGTCATGATTTTCTTTCTGTTTGGTTAGAACTTATATCGATATAAGTTAGAGTTTGGGGATTAGTTTTAGCGTGTCGTAGTAGTCTTGGCTCATGACAGTAGTTTTTAGCCAACCACGGGCATCCAAGGGTTTAATCTCGTCGATGTATTGCATGCGGTCACCCCGCGTACCTTTGTTGTCCCCCTTGTATGTCTGCTCAATGTGTTCGCAGGTATCCAAGATTTTGTACACCGCCTCCAGCGTGTACGTGTCTAGGATTAGGGTACGCCCGTCAATATCAAACAAGTGCTTCATCTTCAATCTCCTCAAAAGTTATTTCATTACATTCACACGATTCAATAAACGCTTCTTCACTGGTCAGGCTGTCGTACTCATCACGCAGGGACTTGTACAGGTCTTTCGCTAAGTCCTCACAGTAGGTGAGAATCTCTGTCTCGACACTCATGGCATCGAACTGCTCCTCCACTAACTCGTGCCACTCATCCACATCGAGTTCTTCAAACAACCCTTCGGGCTCGGTGTAACAGAGTTGCTCTTCCAAGTTGGATAGCATGTAGTAGCCACCACCTTTGCGCACAGTTACATAACTACCGTCTGACTTGCATGCTAGGTACGCAATGGGGTACTGCTCATCGAGTTTCATAATCTCCATCCACTCGTACACATACACCTTACCTGCGAACGCAGCCCCATCACCCTGTGACCAGAACCCGCTGAAAACAATGTCATCCACCCGCACTCCCTTGAGGGCGCAGTCTTCCTTGAAGTTGTCATAGATATAGTCCCACCAGTCATGGTCGGCAGCGTACTCAGTCCACTTCCAATACTCGTCATTGAAACGCTTAGGGTAGCGTTCCTTTAGTTCTTTAACGTCCATATTGCTCTCCAATAAGTAGTGCCGTACAGATACCCTCGAGTTCGGTCTTTGCTTCCTCTTGGGTACGATAGATAAATACCGCAGGGCTGTCCATTGCCTCACGCAGTTTGGGTGCTATGACTGCCCGAACAAAGTCACCGTAGGGGCATATCCAACCCACCCGCATACCATTGATATGCAGGTTGCCGTAGACGAGTTCGTCTGAGTGGTGCCATTCGACTTTCATATATTCATCCTCACTGCACGGCTGACTGACATGAAGTATTCGATGAACTCCCCGCCATTGGAGAACTCGGTATCGTCTGCGTCCTCACCGAGGCGCACCATCTCGTAGTTGTACCCTTCGATACCGCCTTCCTCAACCTCATTCACTAACACATTAAGCATGTGCAGGAACGCCTTGATATCAGGGTAGGCTTCGTACCATTTAATACCCGTGATGTTGAACGCCAACACACACCCATCGTCGTGCCACTCCATGTCTGCCTCGAATGGCGCAGCCTCGTCTTTGAATGTAGTACCCATCAACACCTTGAGCGCGTCATACCCTTCTTGCTTACGCTCGTCAGGGTAGATAGCCACAGTTACATCTGAACGGTATCCCATATCATTCTCCCAAGTTAATAGTCACACCGTATGGTGCTTTAAGGTCAGTCGTCAATGCCCACATGGTCGGGCAGTCGCTACGCCCCCAGTCACCTACATACCCATCGCTGAACTGGATGATTGCTTGAGGGCGTATGTTCTTCTCACGCAGGTAGTCAAACAACACCGCACCATCGGTACCCCCACCACCCTTGGGCTTGAGGTCTTGGATAGCAAACTGCCCATCCTCGAATGTCTGATGACCTACCACATCGGTGTCCCAATACACCACATGCACTTTGCTTGGCTTGACATCCTCAATCACTCGAGTAGTCTCCGATGCAAACAGCGTCATCTCATGGCTGCCAAACACCGAGCCTGATGTGTCGAACCCGATGACCAACTCGGTCATAGTCATACCCAACATGGTCGGCATGTAAATGTCCTCGCTCAGGAACCTACGATTAGGTCTAGCCCACGATGATTCATCACGCCCCGAGCAGGTCTCTTGGATGAAGTCACGCAACACTTTGCGCCAGTCCACCTTGGGAGAGAGCAGGTCACCGAACGCGCCGTCCTCACCCCCCGAACCACTTGCGCTACGCTTCTTACGCATAATCTCGCCTTGTCGCAGGGCACGACCAATCTCATCCTCCATCTCTTGCTCGGTAGGTATCTGCCCCTCACCGTCACCATCCCAGTCATGGTCATCAAGGTCACCACCATGCCCACCCTCGTCATCCTCTTGCTCGAGGTCGGTAAAGATTTGCAGCACTGACCAACCCTTGTACTTAGGCTTAGGTTTAATACCAACCTTGGGCATCTTGACAAAGCCCTCACCCGCATCGGTATCAACCAGTACGCCGTTGACAAAGTAGTCAGCAGCCACATTCGCAAGTCGCCCGTTTGTTTTGTGCAACTCTTTCCATACAGTCAGGTGTCGGTATGCTTTGTGTGTCGCCTCGTGCAATACAAGGAAACGCAACTCGGCATCGTCTGCCATGTTCTCTTCGATGAACTTGGGGTTGTACTTGACATTCCACCCATCGGTACAGGCGGTCGGTACATCCTCAGTCACAGTCACTTTGCCACACGCCAACACACCTGCAAATACGCAGAACTTTTTGTGCTGCATCACAGCAATGTGGGCTTTCTTGATACGCTCATCTGTAGTTAATTTCATAGTGGTCTCCATGCGAATAAATCAAAGGCTAAAACAACAATGGCTAAAACATATATTGATATAAGTATTTGTGTGATGGGTCTCATGACTTCCTTTCGGCTTGTTGCCTGCGGTATATAAAGTCGGGTAACTTAGGCACACCCAGTGCTTTCTGCGGATGCCAAGTTTTATGTAGCCGGACGATGGTGCGTCCGTTTGAAGTGCGTTCAGTGATTAGCATTTTCCGATTCCTCTTGTTGCGTTGTGATTGCCATTGCAGCCGCAGAGAACGCTTGGGTTACCCCGAGCAGTTTGTTTAGTTCCTCTTGGGCTTGGTGCAATAACCCGAACGCACTGAGGTACGCCGTGCCCTTGATAATTTCTTTGAGAATGTCGGGCTTTGTTTGCGCAACTTTGCGTATTAGTTTGATTGCGTCACGCTCTTGCATGGTGTATGTGGTGCTCATGAT